CATTATGTGGCCCAGTATACCTATCTTCCAATCTTCTTAGCACATCCTCCATATCATTCTGAGAATCAGGTTCTTGTGGGAAGTTTACCCAAAGAGATGGTTGTGCACCATTCAAGATTGAGTTGAGGTTATACTCAGAAATTGCTCTTGATAATCTTACATCTGGAAATGAAGCAAGGTAAGATGGTGCTCCATAGAACTCCAACCCAGGGCTATAGTTGCGAATATGCAGGATTTGTCTATCAGTGTAGTTTCCTGGTTCAAACTCAACAAACTTAATTACACCAGCTTTCCTCCAGTTAGCCCAGTCCCTAGAATACATCCACTCATCAGAAATCAACTCATAGTTTTCTGGATTTTTTGCTCTCATGTATTTTGCTGGAATAATGTGAATGCTTTCCAAACCCATTCTCCTATCAGTTTTCCAGATACATTCCAAGAAAAGATTGCCCGTCACAACATACTCGAAAAACATCTGCTTTGCAACATCATTCAGTGTCTCTTTTTTGTTGATTTTGTAATCCTTAATAAATCCCTTTCCTACTGCATTATCAACCTTTGTTCTAATTGCAGAAGAGTGAATTGGAGAGTAGTCCATCGCAAGGTATAATTCCTCTGGAAAAAGGTTGTTTAAGCCCCATCTGACGAACGGCTCATTTCGGGAGATTTTCTCCATCATCCTTGGGGTATTATCAACCCCAAAATCAAATGCATGTATCTTAGTCATTATTTGGATTGTAAATTATGTATGTTGAATCACTATTACCACTATAAGTAGTTGGTATATTCTGGTTTTCCCCAACTACATTCACAAGTGTTGTGTAAATGATACCACCACTGAGCTCTGGATTCAAGTTTGTATTATTTGATTGCTGGTAAATCTCCAGAGTATATTCTCCAGGAATTAGATGAACATTGGTAACTCCACAACTTGTAGCGCCAGTTAGCACCTGTGAAATTGCATCATCGACATTAATACAGAAGACGTCATACGAAGGGGGATAGGAAACTGCTGGAATCAACCTAAATGGCACAAAATACCATTTTTGTCCACTTAGCTTATGTTCCATATACCACAAATAGAAGATTGTTCCCCCTATTGTAGAGTTTCTGGTGCATACAGCAGCAGATTCATTTTGTTGCCCTTGGTAGATGTAAATCATTCTTTTTTTTTTATACCATATTCATTGAGCGTGAGACCTCCCACATGTCGTTTCCGTCCCAGGTATTAAACACAAGAATACTTCGTGAAGTTGTTGCTGCAGAAAATGTAGGGGCAATATTTTCATTAAATCTCCATTGAACAGAACCCGAACCTACAAAATTAATTGTAGCACCTGATGTGTATTCAATAAACAACGTGATAGTATCTCCAATATCGTTTGGTGCTGGAGTAATATTTAAGTTATAAGTTCCTCCAGTAGCTTCAATCTGAACAAAACCTTGTCTGCCTGGATTTATGTCAATGGTTCCAGCATTACTATAAGTTTGAAAGGCTTGGGTAATTGTTCCAAATACTGCTAAGTTTTCAACAAAAGTTGTGTTAGAACTTGGGTTAATACTTCGCCCTGAAAGCCCTAAAGCAACAACATTTTCAAAATTACCAGCGGCGGTATTAAAGTTATTTGATTCACCTCCAATGATTGTTGTTTTAGCGACTGGATTATTAATAGTGTTGTTGAAACCTCCAACCATTACATTATTTGGACCAAAATTAGAGGAAATTGTTAATCCACTTGTTCCTATTACCGTGGTATTATTTGAGTTCTGAAGCCCACTTATCCCGGCAGATGAAATTACAATAGTTCCATCTGATTGAATAGTATTTCCTACACCAATTGCAATAGCTTTGTCAAAAGGACCATAGATTTGATTTGAAACTCCAACAATAACAGAATCCTCTGAATCACCTCCATTTTGTCCCAAACCATTTGATGCTCCTACAACGGTCGAATCAGCTCCAGAAACATAAGATGAAGTTCCTATGACCGTAGCATTCGTTCTATCCTGAAAAATGTCATACCCAATTCCAACACCAAAATCACCAGCTACAACCGTAGATGCACCAATCGCAATGGAGGTGTTTGCAATGGCTCTACCATCAGTTCCAATGGTAATGGCATCGGTTACACCAGCAGCATTTTTTCCAATAGAAATTGCTCTTGGTTGATAGATTTCAGCATCAGTACCAATTGCAATACCATCATCCCTACCAGCTCCTTGGTCATGGGCGTTTTTACCGATTACAATACAATTTTCACTGACTGAATATGCACCATTTCCAATTGCAACAATTGAAGGTGCTGTTGATGCAGATGCTCCATTACCTAAAGCAATAGAATAATCACTTGAAGCAACAGAAGGGTCTTCTGTTAAAAAATCTGCTGATTTCATAGAGGAATTACCAGAACCTTTTGTCAGTCCCAGAACATATTCCAGTTGAGATTTGTTTGAAGTGGTCTCACCACTATTATTGATGACAACCCACGAACCTATTGTATTTTGTGTTGTGGCAGTGAGTTGAGATATTTTTAAGTTTGTCATTTGTTAGATGTTATAGATTAGGTTCAAGGAGGTCACCTTGTTCTGTTTCGATTATGTCTCCATTCTCAAACAATAAATAGTTTCCTGCTACTGGTGTTGAAGAAGGAGTCGGGGTATTCGTTGGTGTGCTAGTTGGTTGAGGAGTTTGAGTTGGTGTTGGAAGTATAGCACACTGGTCCCAATCATTTGAGTTGTTTTCCCAAAGAGATGTTGTTCCACTCCAAGAGCAATCAAGTAATGCTGGAGTGGGACTTGGCGTTGATGTTGCTGTTGGACTTGGTGTAACTGCAATAGGACTTTCAGTTGGAGTTTGTGTTGGAGTAGTAGTTGGAGGTATTGGAGTTCCAGTTGCTGTTTGTGTTGGAGTAGTAGTTGGAGGTATTGGAGTTCCAGTTGCTGTTTGTGTGGGACTTGGACTTGGAGGAATGAGAGTCGAAGTTGGGGTTGGGGATGGACTTGCACTTGGTAAAGGTGGTGTTACTGATGGGGTCGGAGTCGGAGTCGGTGAAGCAATGGGTGAAGATGAGGGGTCTGGGACATTTCTTACAACAATGTCCAACAAAGCCCTCTGTTCTCCCAGATAAGTGGAAAACCTTTTATTAAGAAAAACTTTACCCATTCCTGGAGGGCTTATTTAATTACGTTTAAAGCAAAGCCAAATCCGTTGTAGGTTCCAGTAGCTACACCGCCAGAAAAATCTCCTATACTAAAGGAAGTTTGAAAGTCAGCAAGAGTTGAATAAACAATCCCAAAAAATTGAAAACCTGTTCCAGTATTTTTTGAAGAACATAGCATTACATCTCCAGCTGCGTTAAAACTTAAACCTAATTGATTAGCAAAAAAGTTGTATGTATTTGATAGACCAGGATTAGAATATCTGATAGTGGGTTGAACACCAGAATTACTTGGCTTAATAACAGCAAAATAAATACCCGAGCCTAAACCACTAAAACTTAAAGTTGATGGCAATGCTGTCACTTTAACACCAGTTGAAGCAGTTTCCAACGAAATCCCACTCATTACTAAATCTTTTGGCTGAAGACCTAAACCAGGAACAAATTGTGCCGAATAAAAGCATAATTCTACCGTATCACTGGAGGTAGTTGCTGTAATAACGCGATATGTGATGGCAGAAAAACTATTTAATCCGGAATTGTAAAATGGGGTAGCATTTAATTTATTCTGAGACCCACTTATAAGTTGCGTAGCACTTGAAGAAAAACCAAGACCCTCATAATCTGGAACAAAATAGCCGAAGCTAAAAATGTTTTGCCCTTGGATTTGCCCATTCTTTACCTGAAGTGGTAGGTTATTGCCCAGACCATCCTGGATGTATTGAAACGAGCTTGTAAGGCCCGTGGTTGCGTCCTCAAGCTTGATTAAGCCCTTGTAGGTATCGTTGATTTGCTGTGAAGTGAGTGATGACATTATACTTTATATTTTTTGTGAAGTTGGTGTATGGTCTCAATGACCTCGTTTACATTGACCTCTACCCCAGCTTCGATGGGATAAGTTCTTGCTGTGTATTTGCTTTGAGTCAAATTGGCATAATCTACTTTCACATGCAGTATGTTTGATGTAAGCTTCCATTGAATTGAATCAATGGTGTATCTATCATACTCTGCTCCATCCAAAAGTAGTCGTGAGCTCTGTGTTAAAGTGGGGTCTGCTTTCATCATGAACTACAATTACCATTATCAACTATTGATACACTACCGCAGTTTCCAGCAGTGCAACTTATAGCAGTAAAACAACCTGCCCAAGGTCCAGTAGAAGTTACTCCTAAAGCGTAAGTTTGACCTCCACAATCAGTGACGGTAATTCCTGCCCCAACACCAGAACTTGTTGACACACTATAAAACTTACTACCTGGACAAGGTGAATCAAACCCTTGGTCAGTCCAAGTCATTGTTCCAGTGCCTCCAACTTTTGTTGGTGCTCCAGATTGTGAGTATACGGTTGTAGTCGTTCCAAAAGCACTTGAGGTTCTAAATGTCCCACCTAAACCATTACAAGCAGTGTAGTTGTATACCACACCATTACCAAGTGTATTGACTACTCCTGTGAACCTTTTACAAAAAGGAGTTTTTGAGGGTGTTGGAGTTGGAGTTAAAGTTGATGTAGGGCTAACAACTGGAGTGGATGTTGTCGATGGGGTAATCGAAGGCGTTACTGAAGGACTCGCAGTTATTGAGGGAGTTGGGGTATTTGTCGCAGATGCTGTAATAGAAGGAGTCGGAGTTTGACTAGCTGTGATGCTAGGTGTTGGAGTATTCGAAGGGGTCACTGATGGGGTCACTGGAATACCAGAAGTTTCCTCTGGTGCATATCCACCCAATGCAGAGTTTGAAGCAACTGCTGGTATCTTAAATGTGTCCCATCTGGGCATGAACTTTTTCCTTGGAAACATACTTTTTTTTTGGCTAAAAAGGGGGCATTTCACCCCCTAAGTTTTTAAGATTAAAGTTGAACGGTAATACCAGTAAATACTGCCTGAAGGTTAGTATTCACAACGATTTCCTGTGAAGCGTTTGGTTCACCACCTTGGATAGTCAATGCAGACAAACCATTGAGGTCTGTGTATGCTAATCCAGATGCGATTCCACCCGAAGTAACAAGAGCACCATTCACCCATGAGAATGACCAGTAGCGATTGTTATTATCTTTTACCACACCAACTACGCTGTTTTGCGCTACGAGGTTTTGGAAAAGGTTTCTTAGGTCTTTATCGAGACGTGGAAGGTTCATAACCAAAGTTGGTTGGAAAACAACGGATTGAGACACCGTGTTTACACCAATTTCCTCTGTAAATGAAGAACCCTGCTTAGTCAACTCAAACTTATAGAGTGTTCCTGAGCCAGAAACTGAGAGAACTTGCTCATCACCATTCTAGGTCCATCCTGAGATTGATGCACCAGCACCCCCAAGCAAACAAATTGTGTTCAGACCGCCCGTACTTGCATTTCTGCAATCCAACGTATAGCCCGATGAAATATAGCAACTCATAATTTTTGTTATTTAGTTGAAAGTTTATTTTTTAGGTTTTTCATTACAGATTAAGCTCCTGCTCTGAAGAAAGAGTCGACCGAGAAAACGCCGGCTCCGTACGTGGTTCTGACGCTAAGCTTGACTATATCCTGGAACGGGTCGTACATGATTCTTTCTGACATCTGCTCTCCGTTCATTCCTACGAACATGTATTGAGCTGGTCCGCCTACTACGAGATTCTGACCAGTCAACGCTTGCGTTGGAACAACGCGAACATTGGTTGCCGGAAGAATTACTCCCCACTCATTACCTGAAGCTGGGTCACCATATTCAGCAGTGAACAAGTTGATGTAAGATTGATTTCTCATTGACTGAACCAATGAACGGTAATCTGCATATCCACAGAAGATTACCAAGTCATCTCTGTGCAATACATTTTCTGGGATACGAGCATAGTAATTCGAGAAAACTTCCAATCCGTTCGAAGGCGTTGCCGCGGTGTAAGTAACTGCTGTTGCGCCATTACCAGTTGTTATGAGAGCACCAAAACCATTAAAGCACTGAGAGTTGTATTGAGTAGCTCCAGTTGCAGTTTTATTCAACCAAAGTTGGTATTCAATTTGGTTTGCGGTGCGGTTCGCCACGTCTTCCAACACAGTCTCCGCGAAAGGGATTTGCTCCTGAAAATTGTCATTCGACAGATACTGAGACAAATAAGTATTGTAGAGGTCGTACGGGCAGAACTGAAGTTGTGCCTGCTTATTGCAAAGTTTAACTTCCACAACAGATTGTGTGGTTTCGCCGGTTGGATTCCATCCGCACGCAGCGTCTTGTAGAATCACATCTGATTCTGTGAACCCAATGAGTTCAGTGGTTCCCTTAAGGTTAGCACGAATGCTAGCATACTTGGTAGTAGTCAAACCAAGGAATGCTTTAATAAGCATCTCATTGCCGTATGACTCATACTCGGGAAGGTTTGTCAAATCATAGTTGAAAGCAAAAGGTTTTGATTCGCCTTTAACAACTTTTGAAGGTAGATTTTTCATTTGATTTAATTTATTTAGATAACACCATTATTTTTGAGGAAATCCAACTTTGCATCTAAGATAGATTTAGCTGGTTTTGAAAATCCCTTTTTTTCAACAACTGGTGTTTTGAATTGTGGTTGAGATTTGAACTCCTCGTAATCTTTTTTATAGGAACTTAATTCCTTGTTGAACTCAGAAACTACTTTAAGCATGTCAGACATTGCTTCTTTCATTTTCTTCATTTCTTTTTTCATATCCTCAAGTGAACCTTCACCAGATTCATCAGGATATTTTACACCAGTAATACGGTGCTCTGCATCAATTGTTAGAACTATTCCAGAATCAGTAGTATGTTCGCCCTCTGGTGCACCTACTTTCTCACCTTCTTTGGTGATTACATAAGCGTATTGCCCAGGAGCGAAGTCCTCATCTTCATCTGTCATGATTGGAGTTCCATCAGTCAAAGTAGCTTTAGACATAACCTCGGTATCAACCATTACATCTTCTGCTGCATCTCTAACTACATCCGCTTCATCTTCAACCTGCTCAATCATACTGATGATTGAATCTTCTCCTACGGTTAGAATGACACCCTCACGGGTCTCATGTCTGCCTGCTGGAGCTGGTGTCATGATACCATCTTCTCCAACAATTAAAAGTTCCTCTCCAATGTTGAAGGGGCCCTCTTGGTTGTTGGTAACGATTGTAGTATCATCTACCAATTTGGTCTGAAAAAATTTTTCGGATTTGAATCTCATTCCTAACATATCAGCGATTTTCGAAATTGCTTCGTTTGCTGTCATTATTCAGATATTTTATTTAAGATTTTTATTATCTCTCCTAATAAATACTCATCCTCATCTTGTTTTGAAAAATTAAGTATGAAGTTCCCCTCAACGGAGGCGCCCTTCACTTTACCAGGTTTGATATATTCGTTCCAAATTACATCACCTTCAGGAGTATCAAGGATTTTGTATCCCGCCATCCAAGTTCCTGTTGGAATCTGGTCTCTAGTGAAACCTAAGGTGTATGCTTTATCAGAGTCACCATTTACTAACCAGCTTTCAACCATAACTATGTCATTGAACTTCTGGTCTGAGTGCTCCAAGTTTGTCTCCCTTAATCTCTGTTCAATCATGAACTTTCTCTGGATTTTTTCCACAGCTCCAGGAGTGAACTTCACGAAATACTTATCTCCGTTTTCCGAGATACGTGGAATTAAGAGATTGGGAATCATAAGGGGGGTGTAGAGCATTTTTTGTTCTTGATTGACACTGAACAAGTGCTCTTCTGTTTTGTTGAATTGCAAATTGCAGAACTCACCAAAACATTTGCTGAATTGGTTTTTATCCATATAGGACCTTGAAACCTCTTTGCTAAATCTGTTTCTTAGAGCTGCTTCATATCTTGGAGTTCCAGGATAAAAACAAGCTCCAGGGATTTCACTATTGCAGGTTTGTCCAGGTAATCCATTGACATAACCATTGCTCATAAGAGCTTCATTTATTCTTCTTCCTAAAGCATCTACTTCGAATGTGTAGGTGTATTCCTCCCAAGCATGCACGCACCA